CACAACGCCTTTTTTGTCTTCATGGAACTCTTTGATTTCTTTTGCAAGAGCGTTTACTACGAACTCTTCCATTTTCTTAAAGTTTTCATGAACACCTTTTCTGTCGCTGTGTAGTTCTTTTAACTCCTCGTTTAATTTAGAAAGGATAAAACTTTCTAATTTAGCAGAGTGTTTGCCCACGTTTTCTTTGTAAGCAATTTTTTCTTGTGCAAGTGCTTTTCTGTCCTCGACGAACTTTGTGATCTCTTCGGATAACTTCTCGTTCATCATGGTGTCGATGGCCTCGATCATGTTTGCTTTGTCGTGTTCATATCTTTTTGCAAACTCTTCTCTTAACTCAGCACCTACTGTTTCTTTATTTTCTTTGATTTTCAAGTCCCACGCCTCTTGGATGCCTTTTTGTACATCTTCTGAGATCGCTCCAGACTCTACTAATTTTGATATTGCGTCTATCATTTTATTTCAGGTCCTTTATTATGTTTGTTAGTGCCTCTTTCAGGAACTTTTGTGCTTTTGCATCGTTTCTAACTTCAGCCGCCAAACCTTTTGCCATGTTACCACCCTTGGTGTTCATTAGGTGTTCGTAAATTGGCGTAGGATAAGCACCCGGTGCCGAAGGTTGGGCCACAACATCAACTGTGATGATCTCGAAGTCTGAAACTTCACCGCTTCCGTATTCGTTCATGTTACCAGAACCTCTACTTGAAACGCCTAGTTTCACACCTGATTCCAACATAGTCTTGACAAGTTGACCCATTGGTGTTGGTAGGATTTTCATCTTACCGTATCCATTTGGACCGTCCATCCACATTTCAGTGATCATATGTGATACACGATCCAAATTAATTTTTAAATCATCTGGGTGATCCACTTCGCCTAACACAGAGTATCCAGAACTGATCTGATCATTCAGTGTTTTCGTTGCTTTCGCAATCTCTTGCACTGGATAGATACGTTGATTCGCGTTCTTGATCCCACCTTGAATACAGATGCCCTTCATGTACAAATCTTTGCCGTCTTTTCCTTCGTGCAAAACCTGTACCCTGGCCTGATCAAATGTTAGATTCTCTCTAAGGTATAGTGATGTCATCCGATGACCTCCTTACAATCAACAATTACTTGCCAGTAATTGGAGATTTTGCAGATTTGTCTGAGTGGTCAGCCGTGTCAGCCTTGCCTTGCTTCTTGAATGAAGTAGACTTGTCTTTTCCGCCTGTGTTCTCAAAGTCACTCATCTTCTGTGCAGTTGGAGCCGGTCTTCCTTTTTCTTCTGCTCCGCCCTTTGCGATGTTTGATGCATCTGCTTTTGGTTCAGATCCACCTTTCACTGCCACAGTTGATTTTTTGTTATCTGCGTGGTCGGCATTGTCCGCTGACTTCTGGATTTTGTATTCATCCATTTTCTTTTTGTCATGCTTCATTTCTTTTTTGCCTTCCATTTCAACTTCTGGAGTTGGTGTTAAAGACTCTTCCTTATCCATGTCGTCCATGTCTTCGGCGTCGTCTTTTTTGCCCATCATTGCTTCGAATTCTGCTTTTAATTCATCTAAAGCGTCTTCCAAGTCAACAACTCTGTCTTCCATGTCTTCTTCACCTTTGTCAGCGTCCATGTCTGCTGGCATTTCTTCGCCGTTGTCTGCATCCATTTCGCCTTCTTCTTCAGAAGAGATGTCTTTAACCAATTCGTCAGTTGCGTCACCGCCTACTTCTTCGATTGATTCTTCTTCAGTTGTTTCTGATTCAGTTGCTTCGTCTTCTAATTCTACAACTTCATCAACTTGTTCGTCTTTAGACTCCTCAGAAGTTTCTTCAACTTTGTCATCTTTTGCTTCTTTTGTAGTTTCTTCTACTTTCTCTTCTGTAGTTTCTTCTACTTTCTCGTCTGCAGATGCTTCTGTTTCTTTAACTTCTTCGTCTTTTGCTTCAGCAGTTACTTCTTCGTCTGCTAGATTCTCGTAGATATCTCTTGATTTTTCAACTACGATCTCGTGGAATAAAGCCTCTGCTTTATCGTTTTCTTCGTTTATCAGTAACTCTAATAAACTCTCAAATTTATTATTTGACATTTTACACGTGCTCCTTTTTTTAATTAGGTCGATTTGTACTTATAAGTGTTTGTATTTACTGTAAAGGGGTGAAAACGGTGGTGTAATTGGTGCTAAAAGGGGTCTTTTTACCTATATTTTGATTTGTAAATCAAATTTCGATAGAAAAGTCTCTGTTGTGATGTGTTTGCAGTTATCCTTCCACTCAAGATCCTTGGGTTGGAACCAACCTTGTGGTATCACACGGCGGAATTTAACATCTTTGAAATCATCAAACACACGCTTGGTTTGATTCATCCAGTTGCCGTAGAAAGTGGCCTCGTCCTGACTCTTTTTGTAGTTCCTTGTATCTTTGAATACATTGTTGAACTTGAATCTGTTTTTGTTTGTGCCGTCGTTGTGTCCTTGATAGTCAAAACCAAGTATGTAGATCTCTTTAAATTGCTTGTCACAGGCCAATCTAAGTGCAGTTGGCCCGCTCGACCAACCCAGACTTGGCTTCGCCCAGGTCACATGATCCAGTAATTTTTGGTGTTTTTGATATTGTGCGTTGAAATTGCTGTACACTTTATTATGTACGACATAATCTGTCTCTGCGATCTCCAACATCATCTTTGGATCAACCGCTATCAACCAGTCAGGCTGATACGTTCTGTATACTCCATTGCAGGCGAACACAGTTCCACGTTCTTTGAGATCGTTGATATCAATCCCCTTACGTGATTCACCGTTGCCTAGTACAAATGCTATGTTGGACATTATAACTCTAAGTTATCGCCTTGTGCAGGTTGTCCGTACATCTTCTGGACAAATACTGCTTCTTCCTTTTGCTGTGCATCGTGTGCCTCTGATGCCAGTCTCATAGAGTTTATTTGTTTGAGAGTTAATCTTGTTTTCCTTGTGTCTTCCGAATCTAGAATAGAAATATCGTTCTCTGGCTCGTATGTCTTGTCCTGTTCAAAGCCGTCTGTGCCATATGTGAAGAATTCATTCAGTTTCATAATCGTATTTAACCCTTATACCTGTCCGCCGCCACCTGTGCCGCCTGGGGTCTGTCCGCCTGGAGTCTGTCCTGGCTGTCCTGGCTGTGGTGATCCCGGCTCTGGCGCCTCAGGATCCGCAGTTGGTTCCTCGAACTGATCAAGGTCTGCGCTTATTCCAGATTGGGTTATACCACCTTGACGTAATTCATTTGATTTTGTCTGTTTCTTCTGAGGAACATTGTTTTCTTCTGCCCATAGTTCAGCGTTTCTCGCCATTTCCTCTTCAGATAACCCGAGATATCTCTTCAGTGCGAATCTTTTACTCATGTAAGGCAACTCTGCAACTGCTGTGAATGTGTTCACCCTCGCTTGATCCATTTCAGTTTGTCTGTACTGTGCAAAGTTCTGTGGTGGATTAAGTTTAAGTTCAAACATTCCGTTGTCGATGTTGTAACCTTTTGATTTTATCCATAATTTGAATTCTTGGTCGAAAGTTTCAGCCAACATGCTTTGCAATCTTGCACAGTACTTGTTGAATCTCAATTCCTGTATGTAGGCAGTGCCCACTCTCCCGTCATTGTACTGTTGTTGTCCATCTTCCGCACCTGTTGGCAAGTAAGAACTTGGAATTCTTAAACCCCTGAACAGTTTGTTTGTGAAGAATCTCAAGTCATCTATCTCACCTAGGTTGGTACCACCCGGTAGCGTGTCAACTTTTGATCCTCTACCCTCTGCCGTCTGTGGGAAGAAGTAATCTTCGTTTATACTCATCGGGTTGTATGTTGCATCTATGAAGTTCGCTCCACCCGACGCACTTGGAATCCTTCTTTGGTTGATTTCATTTTTGACTCTCTCAACGAACTGCATCGCCAAGTGTGTGGGCATGTTACCCACGTCTATGTAGAACACTCTTCTCTCAGGTGCCCTTTGAACCCTGTAGATTATGATTGCGTCTTCCAATAATTCTTTCTGTTTGTAAACTTTGAACACCTGTTCCAAAACAGACTGTCCAAACGGGAACAAATTGTCTAAACCGTCTGACATCGACATGTGTATCACGTGTTCTGCGTTTATGTTGTAGGCATTCATCGTCTTGTAGAATCTACCACCTGCGTTTCCGCCTGCGAATCCTGACATGTTGTTTGTGGCACCTGCGTTTGCATAACTTTGACCGTATGCCGCCGTGCCTCCACCTGTTGTTCCGCCACCGCCATAAGTTTGGTTAGGTGTTATCTGTGTTGCTGATAATCTCTGTAGGTTTGGATTGATGTCTCTGATCACATACTGTTCAGGTTTCTTGCCTTCAGACTCGTTCACAACGATCCTGTCAACTTTTGCGTTGTCCACATACAACCATTTCATTGTTTCTGGATCTCTGACGAAGAAACAGTCTCCGTATTTTAATGCGTTCCTGAAAATCCTGAAGATCCTCTTGTTGAACTTGTTTGATTTTGTCCATTGTTGGAGTGCCTTCTTGAGAAGTTTCACTTCGTGTTCTGTGGTCTCGTCCTTGAACACAAGATCAAACGGTGTCTCGTTTTCCGTGTTCTTCTGTGTTGAGAATTCTGCCAAGATGTCCAGTGCCGCGTTGATCTCACTGTCCGAATCCATTTGGTCATACTGGAAGTACCTCTGTATCCTGTTGGGGTGTCCTGTGTACACATCCGGCAAGTAAGAACTGTAGTTCCTCTTGGCAAAGTTTGGTACCTTCTCTCCACTGATTGGAGACATGTTTGCGTCTTTAAAATATTTTTTCCAAGCCATACTTTATTATACTAGACTTCCGCCCATGTTTGCAACATTATTATTCATTGATTTGGTATTCTTTTC